TTTCTCGTCAGGCTCCGCCCCTCTTTGCCTTGTAGGCGTCCGCGATGCCCTTGCCGGCCTTGCTGGCTGGTGTCGGAACTGCGCGCTTCATTCTGGGGTGAGCCCTTGCTCGGACGACGATCTTCGCCGGTGCGGGATCGGCCATCCGAGTTTCTCCGGTCTGCGGGTTGCGGACCTCTCTCTTGGGCTTACGGGGCTGATACGCTAGGCGTACCGTTCCGATGCCCGGAAGCGTGAAGTTCCTGCCCTGCGAGACCTCCGACTCGGCGATGTCCGCCAAGCACTTGAGAAGGTTCTTGGTCAGGGTTGGCTTCAAGCCCATTCTCTCCTCTACCTCGGCAGCGATGCCCGTGATAGTGAGAGGCTTCTGAGTTGTTGTTGCTACTGCCATGCGCCCTCCTTGTGTCGTGTTGTTAGCAGCCGCCACCCCACGGCCCTAGACCGGAACCGTTCATGAGGCGATGGGCTTGTCTGAGGTTCTTCACTGGATCGAACATCTGATTGATCCAGGACTTGGTTGCGTAACTGCCTGGCGCGGGGTCGTGTATTCCGTTGATCTGTGCCAGGCCGAATGAGCCACCGTGAGAGTCTCGCCAGTTGGCAGCTTTCGGATTGAACCCGGACTCGCGGCGAATGCACCTGATCATCGCCTCGGCTTTCCAGTTCTTCCCGAACTCCTTGTAGACCATCTGCTTTACCTGCAGCTGGTAGGCGTAGCTGACGCCGCCGTAGTTGTCGGCGGATGCTGCTTGCGCTGCGATAGCTGTGGTGGCCGCGATGGCCAACATGAGGGCTACCTTCTTCAGAGCACCATCTCCATTCTCTTGCTGTGCCGCCTCTCGCGACGGCTTGACACGTGCTCACGGCTCTATGATCCACAGATTGTGAATCGTTATCTGCCGCGTCGGCATCCAGCCCGGTTTCACCCCTGTTACTAACAGGAGATCATGGCCTAGACGCATCTTCCAGATTGCAGTGCGGAGCTTGGGATAGCGCCACCTGTCAACCCGGAGTCCGATCTGGTCAGTCTCGTCATCACCGACCATAACTACCCACTTGTCTAGATGGGGGTCCTGAATCTTCTTACCGTTGATCGTTCCCTTCTCCATGTCCAACTCGGCACCCTTGGCCTGGTTGAACTCGAAGAGGTCTCTCTCGTTGCGGGTGTAGACCGTACCCAGCCAGACTACGTCAATGTCCTCACCGCGCTCGTAGGGCAGATCAGCAGCTACATGGGTTGGCTTCGGTACACCCTTCAGTTTGCGTGTTCGTATCTCCTCCTTCACGTTGGCAATTGCGCGGTCTAGCCACAGAGCCCTAAACGGGTCGTCCGACTCTGCGAACTCTTTGATCTTGGTGACGGTGGCGGGTCCGACACCTGAAACTGCGAGTAGGTCGCTCCAGTCGTTCATGGCGTGTTCCTCGCGGTACGCCACGATCTTCGCTCCCATGATCAGCCCGATGCCCGGCACCTGCGAGAATCCTGCCTGAAGTCCGTGGCGCTCTGTGTCGCGCGTCCACTTGACTCCGCTGTACTTGGGATGCGGCGGTCGGATCTCTAGCTTGCGGCCAAACCGCTGCGTATCGCGCAGGAGTGTACGCTGCCGCTCATCGTCGCTGATGTTGAGAGAGCACTCAAAGAAGAGCTCCGGATGCATACGCTTGAAGTACATGGACTGACTCGCGATCATTGCGTATGCCACTGCATGAGCAGCATTGAAGGCATAGGACCCGGCTGTGATGCACATGCCCCAAATCTTCTTAGCGGTATCTTCGTCCATGTCATGGAGACGCTTTGCTCCGTCTCGGAACATTCCCCAGCGTCTGTTGAATTCTTGCTCGCCGATCTTGCGTGAGATAATGCGGCGAACTTCAGCGCGGTGCGTATGGTCGAACCCTCCGATCTCTCCTAGGATGCGTAGGATCTGCTCCTGATAAACTACCTGACCCTTGGTGGCGTCGCAGATATTTCCCATTGCGGGGTGTAGAGACTCGTACTTCGTACGTCCCCATTTGATGTCGATGTAGTCGTTGGCTGAACCATTGTGTAGCGGCCCGGGACGCGCCAAGGCAGTAACATCATACACCTCCTTGAAGCTGTCAGGTTGTAGGGCACCGTTCACATAGCGGCAGGCTCGACCCTCGAACTGGAAGATGCCGTTTACATCGTTCTCGCGGAAGCCCTGGATGATACGCGGGTCGTGGACGTCCAGGTCGTACAAGTCATCAAGAGACCATCCCAGCTCACGGCGCATCTGGTCAATAGCGGTGACGTTGCTGAGTCCCAGAAGGTCGAGCTTCAGAATTCCTTTTTGCTCCGCGTCGTACTTGTCCATGGAGATGACCTGGCGTAGCTCACCCTTGACTACCCGCTCGTAGATGGCACAAACTTCGGTAATTGGCCCGGTCGAAATAACGATGCCGGCTGAGTGCACTCCAAACCCTGCATAGTTACCCTCAAGGTCGAGAGCGGCACCAAGATCAGGGTACTTCTCGAAGACCTCTCGGGCTTGAGGGAACTGCTCTGCTGTATCTTCGAGAGTGGCCGAAGCACGAAGGTCACCTGAGCTCCTTTCAATGAGAACGTCCTTGATCTTGTCGACCTCCCAGGACGGAACCTTGAACACTCGCGCTGCTGCGTCAAGGCTATTCCTTCCCTTGTACTTGGTGAACGTTCCGACGCTGCTGACGCAGTCCTCGCCGTACTTGCCAGCGAGATAGGAGCGGATCTCCTCCCGTCTAGTCGAGTCAAAGTCAATGTCGATGTCCGGAAGATCCTCGCGGGTTATGTCGATGAATCGCTCGAAGATGAGGTCCTCAGGATACAACATTGGATTGACTTCTGTGATTCGGAGGAGCCAGCAGGCCAGTGAACCAGCAGAGCTACCCCTGGCGGGACCAACTCCGATGTCACTATCCTTAGCCCAACGTAGAACGTCGGCAACGATGAGGAAGTAGTCAATGAAGTCCTTCTGTTCGATGATGTTCATCTCATGCTTCAGACGTGCTTTGTACTCCCGCCGTAGTTCAAGCGGCAGCTTGTCGCAGCGCCGGTGTTTCCAGCCCTCTTCAAGCCACTTGTTCCAGACATCCTTGGAGGTCATCCCCGGAGGAGTCGGATAGCGGACCATAGGGAGGCTTGGGAGATCGACGTTACAGCGGTCGGCCACATCCCGTGTCGTGTACACGGCTTTCCGGGCCTGGGCCAGCGTGAGTCCGGTCGCCTGTAGCTTTCGGACGATCATGTTGTCTGACCAGGGTGGGCAGAGATTGGCACTGTAGCCCCACTCCCGCGCCATCTCTTCAACTGTGCGCCTCTCACCGGGCCGAAGGTTGTGAAGGATCTTCTGCATCTCCTTCTCCTCCGGCACCGTGTAGTGGCAGTCAAACGTCACAACGTAGGGTATCTTGAGCTCTTCTGCCATGCGGACTAGCAGAGGGTTTGCCTGGTTCGTCTTCTCGAGCTCAGGGAATGCCTGCACCTCGATGTAGTACGCATCCCCGAACGCCTGCTTGTACTGCCGAGCCAGCTTCTTAGCACGAGCGTAGCTGGCGTCCTCCTCCGCAATATGCTTGCCACCGACGAGAGCCGTGAAGAGTGCCGAGCTCTGGCAACCTGACAGGATGATGAGTCCGCTCTTGTGGCGTCTCAGCATCGCCTCGTCAGCGGTGGGCTCATAGTGAAACCCCTCCGCAAACGTCGCTGTCACCAGGCGCAGCAGGTTGCCATATCCCTGCTTGTTCTCAGCCAGGATGGTGAGGTGGTTTTTGCGCTGGGTGGCGTGCTCCCCGACTTCCCCGGCGTAGAGCTCAACCCCAAACAGCGGTTTGACGCCTGACTTCAGCGCTGCCTTCTCCAGCTGCACGTGCGACGAGATGTTCCCATGCTCTGTCATCGCCATCGCATTGAGCCCGATCTCTTCTGCTCGTCGCACGTGCGCGCTAGGAAGTTGATAGCCATCACCGTAGCTGAAGGTGCTGTGGTGGTGTAGGCTCGCGAAGACCATCTCTCGTGTCTTCTTGGGGACAGAGCGAGTGCGCTGTACCTTCCGAATGACGACAGGCGTATGGTGCCCGTCCTCGTGCCGGTGAACCGGAACGCGGATAGACAGGGCATCAAACCCTTCCTCCCTGCCGATGGTCTTTCGTGCCATTACTCGTCGTCTCCCATCGGACGGATGACGGCGTTGTCTAGCCACGCTTTCGCAACTTCCGCTTTCATCACGAGAGCGGCGTTCGAGAACTCGATGCTCACGACATCCTCATCCTCGACACCAATGAGCCAGCCTGGGAAATCCGGATCGGTGTACAGCGTGAACGTGTCAAGAGCGATCGGTCCCGAGAACTTGATAGTTGACTTCACAAGGTGTGAGACGCTGTGACTATTTGCACTCACGGAGTCACCGCCGGAGTCGTGTTGCTCGTCGGAACGACCGGCAGGCCCGATGTTGGACTCGTCGGGATGTAGATGACGGAGTTGTTCTTGCCCGACGTGGCGATCGCCTGCAACGCCTGCGTCATCTCGAACTGAACATACAGCGGGGTGAGCGTCTTGGCGATCTCGTCCTGTGCCTCCCGAATGCCGATCGAGTTCTGATACCTGATCTGCGCATGCTGTTTCGCGATCTTTACCCGCTGCTCCTGATTCTGGATCTGGATGGCGGACACCTTCACCTGGTTCTGCGCGTTCGCCCTCTTCTGGTACCGGGTGTACGTCGGGAACAGGAACATCAATGCTACGATTCCTGCCACTACCGCACCGGCCAGAAACAATACGCCACCGACTGATTGCTTGCTCATGGTGATCTCCTTGGATAGTAGGTGCTACACCTTTACAAGTTGGCTGAAGACAGCCATGTTACGCCATACAACTCCCATAATGAACGTGGCATAGATCTCCAGCTTCCAGTCTCCGGCCTGATGCTGGTAGTACGGGTTGGCGATGAGGTTGGCGATCGAGTTCTCAGTGAACGGGGTGTAGTGCTCGATCTCCTCAACGGCATTCTCGCAGAGAGCGTGAGGAACAACGATGTTGAGTACGCCATTTGTCTTGAGTACCCGCTCGCAATCTCTCAGGGTACGGATGACTGCTTGCGGAGTCAAGTGCTCAAAGAAACCGTGAGCCCAGATCCCCGCGACAGAGTCATCCCCGTAAGGGATGGTATACCTTTCCGCGTCCCAGCCGTTCTCAAGATCGAGCGGCACGCTGTCAGAGATCATCCGCTTGCCCGCTCCTAGGTTGAGTACCAGCCCGTCCGGCATGGGCAGAAGGTATGGGACCTCCCGCGCCCATGCCAAGTCAAACCATCGCTGAATATCAAGAGGGCTGATCTGATGATTGTATGCGGCAGCCCTCTTGTTGGCCCTATCTGCTAGCTCCCACTTGTCAGTCATTCTTCAGTCCCTTTCTGATTATCTGCTGGCTCATTGTGCGGGCCTCATCTGGCCCCACTGCTCTCCGGTCATGCCGGCTGTGGGATTGGCGAGCCACTCCATCGGCTCGATATCGTAGAACTTGCCCTGGTCAACGCGGTCACGGATAGAACATCCCCGGTCAAGACCGCTCTTGAAGGCACACTTCCCCATACGGTAGCAGATGGGCGTGAACGTATACGACTTGGGCTCTGTGATGATCTCCCACTGCCACTGATCGTTCACAACGTCGTGCTTGGAGTTAAGGTACAGACCAGCATGCTTCTGCATCGCGAGCATGATGCCCGTGAAGACCTTACGCCACTCGAACTGAGCCTGTGTGCACAGACGATTGCCTGCATGCTCGAACAACGCTCGTAGGTTCGTGTGGTAGATGATCCTCGTCGTGACCGCGTGCGGCAGGAGGCCACGAGCGTCTTCGGCAGGGATGCCGGCGTCTACCAGCTGGTTGTAGGCCTCGGCAATAGAGTTCACCGTCTTGTTCCAGATCTCCCAGGCAGGCTCACCCTGTAGACCTTCTGGCGGAGCGGCGATACTCGGGGGCAGAGCCGTCTCCTTTGCAAGACCGCGCTTGACGGCGAACCGTAGGGACTCCTGCACGTAGTAGGCTCCGACACGCTGCCGAACCATCTGGTGGGTGAATGACCGCGTAACGCCCTCAATCATGAACTTGATGTTGACACCCTCGAACGGAGTGTTGAGCGCGGTCTTGCTGAGCTCCTCCCAGGCCCAACGACGCTCTTCATCCGTGATCTCCTTCATGTCGTAGACCGGGTCTCCCCGGTACATACGCATGTCAGCCGCGCACGTTCCGAGAGGGTCGGCGGTGGCGGCCAAAATGCTGACCTTGGGTGTGATCTGGAGCATGGGCTGGGCCTCGAACATCGCATCGTCTGCCCAAACCATGATCTCCTTTGTGGGCTTACTGCTCATTGAACTCTCCTTTGATAATACGCAGAGCGAACACCGCGTAGTTGATAATGTCCTTGAGCTCCTCTGCCGCTGAGTCCTGGAACTCTTTGCGGGTTGTGACACCGTCGTCCCGGAGCTCGATCGAGCGAAGGATGCGGTCTGTCTTGATACGGATCTGCTGCATTTGGTCGACTGCCGGAAACTTCTTCCAAAGACCGTGGCGAGTGCGTTCACGATCAACGTGAACCGCGAATGTCTCGACAATGCAGTCCAGATACGCCTCCACATCGGGGATGGAGATCGTGCCCGTATCCCCAATATCTACGTATCCGTTCTCTTCAAACATCTCTACCCTTTCCAGAGTTCGTTGGCTACGTCGTGATACACGTTGTGTAACAAAACACCATGCTGCCACTTTGCCCAGCGGCCAACCCGTAGCGTCTCTGGCCAGCAGTCACAGTTGTTAGACACTGCCTTCCTTCCTTCAATAGCTCCCTCCATTGGCATGGTTGATTCGATGGAGCAGCGTCCACCGAGAATAGACCAGCGATACCATTCGTCTCCCGGTAGCCCGTTGTAGACTACGATCTCTCGCCCGTGCTCCTCAGGGGGAAGATCAAGCGGGACAATGAAATACGGAACGCCGTCAAACCAGTGCTCGACGTCCTGGCAGAGTTTTGGCTGCGGGATTGTTGTAATCACTATGTCGTAAGTGTCAATTATTGCGGGGACATCCCCAGCCAGGACTGACATAGGTGTGATCCGGTGCTCGTACCTCTCCCAGAGGGTGTCGTAGGCATTGTATACCGACCAGCTAGGGTACAGCCCACGATAGGCGTCCCAGCCGCACGCTCTCTCCGGGTCGCCATACACTTTGTTGGCATAGCCCTGTCGCGTTCCCAGACGGATGTACTCAACCGTGTAGTCAGGATAGTGCGGCGTCACACCAGGGATGCCTTCGTGCAGGTACTGGCTACCCGGTATGTATGACTTCTGCGGTACCGAGAGGATCTCAACGTTGTGACCAAGCTGCTCGGCAGCGTGAACCGCGATGAGACCGGCTGGTCCGCAGCCAAGGACAGCAATGTTCATGCTAGCTCCCTCAATAGTTGGTGCAGAGTTTGTTCGATGCGCAGGTCTGCGAGATCCTTTCGGACCATACGTGCCTCCCACAGAGTGTTGATTACAGTATTGGCCTCCTGTCTGCTGATATCAATGACTTCCTCCAGATCCTGGCGGCGGAACTTGGCCTGACTACGGAGGAATTTCGAAAGACCCGGACGCTGCGTGATGAACTCCCGGATCTCATCAACATTCTTCTTGGCTGCCTCTCCGTCGGCGATGCGCTCTTTGCTTCGCTCGGCGTATCCAAAGGTACCCATCGAGTAGAGGCGGTCGATGAATGCCACTGCGTCTACCACATGCTCAGGTTTAACGACAACGTTCTGGTAGGAGTCATCCGTGCTGAACAGACGAGCCGCAAGGGAAACAGCTGTTCGAGCGATCTTGAGACGGATGTTAGCCGCCTGAATCAGTGGTGGGTCTTCAACGTATCTTCCTCCCATGTCGTTTGCAGCGTCCAGAATTGTCTGCTCCGTATGCTCTGCCCAAACGACCTGATCAGGCTGCCGCGTCCAAACCCAGAGGATGAGAGTGTGGCAAGCAATAGATGAGTATTTGAGCGTTCCTCCCTGCGGCGGACGGTTGATGATGCTCGCCGGCACGTCTCCCTGTGAAACAGACATCGCAAGGTCGAAGCGCGCGATATCCTCGTTATTGCCGATGAGGGGACGTATAGCATCAACACCGTAGGTGAAGTCGTTCATGCGAGCGTTGCGCGGGTTGCTGAGCCAGAGCATACGTGCCCTTGCGTGGGCAGCCTCTGCTACAATCTTCGTGATACGGGCTACGCCAGAACCGCGCACGTCACTAAGGGAGGAGATGTCCTCATGGCTCAAGCCGCTTGCCTCATCCAGAACGACGAGTCTCCGGTCGTTCAGTGGCATGGCTCCCCAGGAGATCATCCAATCTCCTTTGCCTGATAGCTGCTGAGCCCCGCCGATGATACCGGCTACACTCGCCATCTCTCCTCCGATGATCTCCCCAACGCCATAGTGGTGAACCAGACCTGCTGCCGCCTCTGACTTGCCCGTTCTCGTGTCTCCGATGATGAGAGTGTCTAGCCAGCCGCGCGATTCAAAGCGGTGCGAGAAAGTGAACCCTAGCACGCTGTGGAACGTCAAGTCCATGAGGGCATGCATTTCTGGCCTACCGATGATATGCGTAACGTGTGCCGATAGCTGGTCAGAGATGTGGCGTAGTTTCCGAAGGGGACGGCGGGATGTTTGGAATACCTTCATCAGAGCGATCGCCTCTGGCGTAACCTCAAAGTGATCAACAGAGGTTTCGGTACGCTCCATTTCCCAGGCCAGGAATTCGTTTGTCTGCGTGCGAGGATCCGGGTAGAGAGCTCCGGTTATTTGCATCGTGTTGTTGGGCAGCGTATCGTGCCGTCCTACGGAGGTGATCTTGATGCCCTTGTAGCTGTCTGCCTTGCGTCCGTCTGCGGAGTCGAGAGAAGGTCGGGCAAGGAGGATCTCGACGGCCTGGTGCTTGGTCGCCTCAACAATCAGACGGGTGCACTTACTGCCTGGAACTCCGTACTCTCCAGCAATGTTTTGGACGACGGTGTTTTGGTTGACGTCCAGGAGGGCCAATATACGAGGATTGTTTGGTTGGATGACGTAACTAGCCTCTCCGCCGGCAGCGTTGAGGGGGCAGAAGTTGCACTTGGCCCCGACATCTCTGGTGCAGGAAAGGTTGACTGTATGGGGAACTGTATACCCAGGCTCTCTCCTCCCCTTGATTGTGACATCGATCTTGACAGACTCTCCGACCATACTAGCGTCGTATGAGTCAATGACCGATACCGTCTCGGGGTCTCGTGACTTCTTCTTTGGGCCATAGCGTTCCGCCTGTTCAAGCAATTCTTTGAAGTCTTCGGCGGTGTATTCGCGCCAGAAGTCTGTGAGGTCCTTGCCGTGTTTCTCGGAGACGGGGTACGGCAGCTTGATGGTGTAGACGTCTGCTATACGGTGCAGTGCTCGAGCTATCTTCTGGTTGGCAGCCACTCCCTTGCTATCGGCATCATGGGCTAGGTAGACGCGCATGCCCTTGAAGAGCTCTGACCACTCAGGTTTCCAGGTGTCTGCGGATGCTGTCCGCGTTATCATCGGAAAACCACGCTGAATTGTCGCTAACGTGTCCCATTCTCCCTCTCCGATAATGATGTAATCCTCTACCTCATCAAGTATAGAGAGGGGGTACAACTTAGGAGAACCCATCCCCGTTACTGACCTGATCTTAGGAATATTGATAGGAGGGCTGGGATTGTAGCGTCGCACATTCCAGAGTTCGCCCTCTGGTCCTCGCACGGGGATGGTGTAAACATGACGTCCGGAGTCCCAACCAATGTCGTATCTCTCTAGGGTCAGTGTGTTAATACCTCTGCCGTGTAGGTACTCAAGTCGCGTTTCATTGCTCAGGAGGCTACTCTGCCATCCTGCAACGTGCGCGTTGCTAACTGTCTCTGGCTTACCACTGCTACCGTTGCGACTCTTGTGAGCATGCCCGTTGAGGGATGCGGCGGAGGGAGGAGGAACCCAATCACTGTGCTTCTTGATCAGCCCCGAAACCCCACCTCCGCCGCAACCAGCGAAGCAGTACCACTCACCGGTCTCCACGTTCAGACTCATGCTACGCTTCTCATCTTCATGGAGGGGACAGAAGGCGTCCCATTCTCCGTTGGGCTTTGCGTCGCCGATGAGATACTGGCGCAGCTTGCGAATCTGTCCTTTGGTGACCGTCATCCGACGAAACTTACGATGCGTTTCCTGGTTGGTTTGAGCGAACGCGGGGAGGATCGTAATCCAGCATGACGTAGACCCTTTGTCGCATCGTCTTGAGAGACTTTGCAAACAATAGGGGCTCAACCCTGCACTTCCCGGCTCGGAAGTCCGCTATCACTTCTGACAGGCGCTCCGACTGATGGTAGGACCAATGCACCTGCTTACCACGCTTGGTCATTTCGCCATCGAGGTCTGCGAGCATCATGATCGTCGTTGCTAGAACCAGGTCGCTGTGCTCGAATGTTCCGTCAGCGGCCATGGCCTAGAACGGCGAGGCGTCGTCGGCCCGGAGAGCCGCAATCAGCTTCTCCTTTGTCTTGCGGCCTGTGACCTTGAGCTCGCGATCGCTGACTTCGGAGGTCAGCTCCTCGAGCTCCCATTCGTCGTAGTCGTCCTCGTACTCTGGTTCGGCCTCGTCGTCGTCCTCCGCGTCACCAGAAGCGGCCCATTCCTCGAGCGCGGTCACATACTTGCTCTTCGGACCCTTGACGGTGAGACCAGCTTCAGATGCGGCCTCCTTGAGTTCGCCGAGAGACATTGAGGAGTAGTCGACCGCGTCGTCCTCCGCGTCGTCCTCTTCCTCTTCCTCTTCCTCTTCCTCTTCCTCACCAGAAGCCGGACCGTTGTCGTCGCCCTCGAGAACCTCGATGAGCTTCTTCTTCGTCTTGCTGCCGGTGATGTTGCCCTCCAGACCGCGCTCTTCGACCTCGGCCTTGAGATCATCGAGGGACCAGGTGCTGTAATCCTCACCCTCACCCTCGCCCTCTTCCTCTTCGGCGTCATCCCCGTCGTCTGCGTCAGACGCGGAGAGGAATCTCTGCAGGCGGGCACGGTACTCGCCCTCCCACTCGCTCGCCGAGACTTTCACCTTCAACTTCTTGCCGACAAGCTTGTCGGTGTCGATGGTTCCCTTCGCCGGTAGCCCGACTGCGTCGGTGAGCTCGCGCACCTTCCAACGCGATGCCTCTCCAAGATGGACGTAGCCCCAGAGCCTTGCGCCCTGATACTCGCCCTTCGCCGTTAGCTCGACGATGACCTCGATATCGTTCTTCCCGTCTGTCTGACGGGCATTGGCCTCTACGACCTTGGCGTCGTAAAGACCGGGCTTGGGCTGAACGTAGTTACGCTCGCCCGATTCGACGTCACTTACATCATAGCGGATCTTAGCCACGTGCTCTCCTTCTTCGTGGGCCAAACCCTGATGGGCCAGCCTCTGGGTAATGGATTCTGGAGTGGCATGAGATGCATACCATCAGAATATTTGACCTACTGTTGTTGTGAGGATTTTCATCTTTGTGATGCCGGGCCTGAGCGGGAGATTTCTTGCAGACTTGACAGTTGCCCTTAATGGGGTACAGGGCTCTGGCGACTCGATGCCCCCTTGCTCTGATAGATCTCTCTTTGGCCTCGTCTCCTTTCCAGCGGTTATGCTTTGATCCTACTCTTAGCTTGGCAGCAGCAGACATCTTTGCCTTTGTCTCAGGCGTGTGCTTGTAACCTTTATGCACGACGAGTAGTCCTCCGCGCTCTGGGACGTGTCGGAATGATTCTCGTCTTATCAATTGCTGCCATAATCTTTGCCATTGTAGGATTGATCATCTTGCCGTCTTCAAACGCATCGAACTGGTCTTTGGCATAGTAGTCTTCTGTCGCCTGCGTGTGGATGACTCTATACCGCTTGCCTGCTTTGTTTCGTCTCACCTCCAAGTATGCGACGGCGTTCATATAACCGCACATCTTCTCGGCCATCTGCTTTCCTTGCACCCACGGCATCAGGATGAGACCATCCTCTACCGGGTCAATCATCGGGATTGGGTGCGCCGTGATCCCGAAATTGAAAGTGTTGGAGCCCACGACAAACCGAACCCACTCGGCAAGGCGGCTCATGTTGACTCCGTACTCGCCCTTGTCCGGTCCGTACTTCCTGCGAGCCGGGTTGCGCTCGATCGCGGCAGCGAAGACGTCGTCTAGACCCACGTCCTGGAAGAGCGAGATACTGTCCAGCCAGACCCAGTCATAAGCATCAGGTTCGTGGCGAAGAAACTCCAGCAGCTCATACATCTCATCCCAGTTGTGGACAACAGCTTGCTCCGCCCCGCTCGCGAGCGCCATACGCGGTATGTGGTCCACCGGGGATCGGATGAGCAACGTCTTCCCGAGCTCTGCCGAGGTGGCGGCCAGAACTGTCTTGCCCCTCCCTGGGTGCGCGTACACGAGCATACGCACCTTCTCGTCTTGCCCCAATGGGCCGATGGTTGTTGGCTTAGCCACGCTCCTCCTTACCTATCTTCGGGTGGTCCCGGTTGCCCGGATGTAGGGTCAAGTAATCGTCCAAGCAGAGCGGTTAGACGTGCTACTTCAGAGCGGCAGCTTTCGAGTTCAGCGACCAAGAAGCCGACTCGTTCCTGCAACCCCGGGATAGTGTCGGTGTACTTCTTGTCCGTTAGCCGCTTCACTTCGGCCTCCGCAGCCAAGCGCCGTTCGCGTTCGTCAGTAGCCAACTGTTCGGTAGCGCGAAGGTCGGCCTCCGCAGCCGCAACAAGAGCCTCAGAGTCACGTATACCGTCCCGGTAGCCGCGAGCAAAGATGTCGGTCATGATCCTCCCAATCTCTTGAAAGCCTGCCACGTCGGCTGCGCCTTGATCCAGACCCATGACCGCTCGGCCGCTCTCCATTCCTGGATCTGCTCGCGGCAGAGTGCGCGCACGTCCTCGATCACATCGGTTGCGTCGAGCAGCGCCTCCTCCGTCGCCGCGAGGTTTGCCCGCAGAACTGCTACG